TTTTTAACTTATAAAAAAAATAAAAATGTTTAGCGTGTTATATTTTAGTATATTTTATCTTTAATTTTTTATAATGGAACAAGAGATTTATTTTACGAATAAAGACTTTGATTTTTCCCAATTATCTGTTTCTCAGCCTATATCTGTTCAAGGGGGTGCTTATTTTACGAAAATAAAGATCAATAACGCACCTCTTTACATTCAACCTACAAAATGCTATACAAGACAAGGTTTAAGCGAGACCAATAAAAAGGCATATATGGATTTAATGTTTACAAATGAGGATGAGGAAGTAATTGAATGGTTTGAACATTTAGAACAACGTCTGACAGAATTAATATACGAAAAACGAGAATTGTGGTTTCAAAATGAAATGGATAAAGAGGACATTGAAAATTTTTTTAACCCGGTATGTAGAGCATTTAAGGGCGGAAAATATCATTTGGTGCGCATAAACATTCCTAAAAATAAGGCAATCAGTTCCCAATATTTTTGTAATGTATATGATGAAAACGAAAACATTATCCCTATTCAGGACTTGAATGATACACATTCTATTATACCATGTTTAGAAGTTCAAGGAATCAAGTTTTCGGCAAGAAATTTTCAAGTAGACTTGATAGGAAAACAAATCATGCTATTAAATAACAAACCAATCTTTAATTCGTGTGTGATTAAAAGAGAGGTAACGCACAATATAAATACCGTCCTAACTGAGACTGAAAAAAATATCGTCAGTAAACCGATGGATACAATAAATAACGTAAAACAAGAAAAACAAGAAAAACAAGAAACCAATGGGAATAGTTTAGGAACAACTGGAATAGAAGATAAAACCACTGATACCTCCCAAGAAAACGATCCAACGACTATTAAAGGATTACATAGAAATATCATAGATACTTTAGTTGATAGTAGTAGCGATGACGATGATACTTCCGATAACAATATCCATAATAACGATACCCATGAAAATAATACCCACGAAAATAATACCCATGAAAACGATACCCACGAAAATAATACAAAGAATGAAACATATCTACCACCACCACCTATTTCGACTTATTTGGAAAAAAACATTGAGAACCAAATGAATAATAAATCAGATGATTTAGAAGATATTACAAATGATTTAATTATTAATGACAAGCAAAATATTACATTAAGACGACCGAACGAAGTTTATTACGAGATATATAAAATAGCAAAGAACAAGGCTAAGCAACATAAGAAAGCGGCTATCACACATTATTTAGAAGCAAAAAAAATCAAAAATACCTATCTGTTGAATGATTTAGATAATAGTGAGGACGACGACGAAGAGGATGTTGACGATGATGATGATGATGATGATGATGATAATATTAAGCAGAATAACCAAGACGATGCCAATAAAATAAAAACGAAGATAAATAAGATGGTAGAAGAATTAAACTGAAGGATTGGAGAATTGGAGAATTGGAGAATTGGAGAATTGGAGAATTGGAGAATTGGATGGAGTCATTCAATTTAATTTAGTAGTTTCAACAGTAGTTTAGTAACTTTTAAAACTACAATGATTTAAATTAATAAAATGTTTTTATTTACGAAAAAATATTTTATCCCTTATTTTATATAATGGACTTCATGAAGAACTTAAAAAAGCTTAGAGCAGAACATCACATTTTGTTTTTAGTCGGTGTTGTATTTATAGGTTATCTAATCTATTCTTACAGTAAAAATAAGAGTATGAATTCCGAGCAAATGAGCTCTCGCAGAACACAAGAGATGTATAGCAATCAAATGTCTGCTTCTCAATCTGCCGGTGAAGTTCAGCCATCTCAACCTTTAGGACAAAATGAAACCTATGCCTCTGCTACAGGTATGTCTACTTCTACACAAGGTCTTCCTCCTTCTTGCTCAAAATCTCCTATTGCTGATCCATCCGAGCTTTTACCCAAGGACACCAATAGTCAATGGGCTCAGTTAAATCCAAGTGGTTCAGGTGACCTAGAAAATGTAAACCTTCTTCGTTCTGGGTATCACATGGGTATTGATACTATAGGCAACACCTTAAGAAATGCCAATTTACAGCTTCGTTCAGAGCCATCCAATCCTCAATTAAATGTAGGACCATGGAACAATACTACAATCGCTCCTGACACCATGCGCGTTCCTCTAGAAATTGGTCAAGGTTCCCAATAAATAATTGCTCATGACAATGGACACTCTTGTCTGAGGTAGAATTATGAAATCAATAAATTATTGTAATTTATATTATACTAATTTATTATAGATGAAGATACGTATTAACATGTATGGGTTTATTGTAATATTATTTATCATTCTGGTTGCCCTTAAAATATATACAGACAGAGATGAATTTAATTTAACATGTATTGTTTCCACTGTAGATGGTAAGAAATATTGCGTGCGTGAAAGAACGCAAATACAAAACGCATCGAATTTATTGGCAAGAACCAGTGAAAAGTTAGCGTATCTGGTTGAAAACGTAGGGCAACGATATCCAGACCGTGATAACGTGAAACAATTAGTAAAGAATTTCAATCCAACCACTATTAAAGAAACATTACCAACGAGTGAATATACGGCATATAGCGAAAATAAAGGGGAAAAATTGGCATTCTGTTTAAATAAGAAAAAGAATAATAATGATAATTTAATTGACTCTAATACACTTATGTTTGTCGCAGTACATGAAATTGCGCATATCATGACGACAAGTATCGGTCATACGGAAGAATTTTGGAATAATTTTAAATTTCTCTTGGAAAATGAGGTGGAATTAAAATTGTATAACCCCGTAGATTATAAAAAGGAGCCAGAAGGATATTGTGGTATGAATATTACAGATAATCCATATTACGACTTATAGATTATAGTCTCACTCATAGTGTAGATAACAATTCATAAAAATGATAATAGAATATAATGTTTTATGGAATTATAATAGTATATTGTCTATATAGTATACAAATATGGTTACGGCAGTAATGATCACATGTTTCTCTATTCTGGTAATATTGTTTTTAGCCTATATATATGTATGTGTTGACCGTGGATACGAGGAAAATAATGAATCCAATGTAGAAAACCAAGTGGTTACAAATCATATTCATGACCGGCAATGTGTAGCTGAAATTTGAACGACGAGTAAATTGAGTAAAGTTGTAAAGACATGGCATATTTATCACAAGTATATTTTAGATATAAAATAATATTTTGATTTTATATATAGATATAGATGAATGATACAATTAAATTGATATATTTAGACCGAGATAATATTAAAAATGTGATTGTATTTTTTGGTGAAGAGAATTATACCGATAGCAATATAACGGAATCGATACAAAATGATAGTGGTTCATTATTTAAAGAAGTATTTAGTAAAGACCAAGTCGACATGATTATTTCACAAGAACTAAAGGTTCATTTTTCAAAACAAATGATTTATATAGACGATACCATAGAAACGATTAAAAAAAAAATAATAACTGTATTCGTCGATGAATTGTCTACGCCAATATCCTTTGGCGAAATATATTTATTTTCGAAACAAATTCAAACACTTAATAACACGCAAATTTACGACGGCCTTACTCAAAATGGAAAGGTCTCTTTGACAAATAATATTATGGCTCATTTTCTCTCCAACGTAAATAATGTAAACTTAGACCGGTTTCAGAGTAAGAGTATATATACGTATAACGATATTATAGATTTAAATTTGGCAGATAAACCACAAATAGTAAACATTTCAGTCGGACAGCGATTTATCATTGGCGAGGATAAGTTTAGTTTTACAATCAATCCATTTCAAGCAGACGCATTTGATAAAATATTAGAAAAAAATGTGGATAGTATTATAACTACTACAAATAAAGAATTATTGTTATCAAGTGGATTTTTATTTGAAAATACACTGTATTTATGTCTTACAGAAGATGTATTAAAATACGCGATTTCTAAAAATCTATCCGAGACGACCATTACAAAGATATATTATCCATTTTTACGAGAAAAACAAATTTTCGACTTGAAAGAGTTGAAGGAAAAAAAGTACGAACTATTAGAAGAAAATAATACATTAATCAATACCAACTTTATAAAGTATGTTGACAATATTGATATGTTTCATCAAGTGTATAATACGAAAAAAAATGAGCTAAATTACATTGAAAATGGTATTCAAAAGATTGAATTTATATTGTCACAAGATGTTGAATTTAATATGCCACTTGAAACAATTTTTAAGCTGATACATAGTACGAAGACAGTTCCATTCATAAAACTGAATTCTTCCAAAAGACAAGAAAATATATATCGAATATATTGTGATAAAATAGCTAAGAATGGTAGAAAAATTCCTTATTTGTCAAAAAATGTTGTTTTTAAATTAGCAAAAACAATGGGTATGTCAAAACGCGTGTCGTGTTATTTGGAAATAAATGAAAATAAACAAACAATACCGATAGTAGTAGAATTTGATAGTGTGGCTAACATTTACATTAAAGCCGAATTTAGAGAGACAAAATCAATAGCAGACATCGAAACTCTTATTAAAACAAATGTAAATCCTCTTATTGAAATTGTTCGCAATTATGTAATCACGAGTGGCTATTCTATGCAGTTATTCAATAACTTGTATGATAAACATACTGAAATAACAAATATAAAATATTCCTCCTATATTTCGATCGATAAAAATATAAACTTGAATAATTTATTAGGTTGTGTTTCAAGTGTGTTCAATGTTATCGTGGGTGAATTAAAAAATGGCATTGTAATGAGGTATAAGCGTGTTTCTAATTTTAATGAGATGGATAGTCAAGAAGCATTTATAGTGGAATTATTAAACCGTGCGAACGAAGACGAGGATATTGTTAAGTTATTAATGGATAATTTTCAATTAAAAGAAACCGAAGCACAAATGAAAATTGCGGATATATTAAATAATTTACAATTAGTTCAAACATTGAATAAACGCCGTAAATTAAAAATAAAAAACAATCCTGGCTTTTTAACTAAAATTACACAAGATCCATTTAAACAAAATATAATGATTGAAATGGAAAATATCAATGATATTTTTTATATGAACGTTATTCCTATGTATATTGATTCTCTTATTCGTATTACACAAGCGCCCGAAACATCAAATATAGATGTGTCTACAATCGATGGA